CCAATATGCCGGTCGAGATCGGCATATTGGATGAAGTGAACGAACCGGGGCGCCTTACCTCAATGACGGACCCGCGCTTTTTCGCGTCGGCATCGTATCCACGATGCACCGTACGGGCCATTCCGAGAGCGTTCTCCAACTGGATAAGCGCCTCGTTGGCGTAGATCGAAGGATCATACCACTGGCCTTGGGGAATGTTATGTGCCACTTGAATAACCTCCTAGAGAGAGTTTAGCGGCACACAAGTACGGCCGCCGAAAAGTTAATCGTCTACTACTACGGGCATTGCATGACCCGCCTTGACCGCCGCCGCTTTGGCTGTGCGGTACAGAGCCGGGTTCTGCGCCTCGGTGCGAGTGATCGTGAAGGCGGCTTCGCCTTCCTTGACTTGATCCGCGTCCCCGATACCCGGACCTCTTTGACGGCGATCGTCTAAGAGGTCCTTATTCTCGGGGCGGCCTAGAAAGCCGTCCATATACTCAGTCACTCCCATGTACGGGGGCTTGCCTTCCTTCGGCTCCTGAGTGAAAGCGAAAGAATCACCGTCCCGTACGAAAAATTGCCGGTGCTCTTGATCATACTCGAACACGGGCGCGACCGTACTAACAATCGCCGGAGGTGAATCGGGGCGAGGTCTTGTACGAAACGCCTCCTTAACACCGGCAGCGGCTTGGAGAATCTCGGCGCTAAGGCTAGAACTCAAAAGCTCAGAGATCGTAACGTTAGCGGCGTCCAACTTCACGTTGACGGGATCAAGTACCGTCTGATCCCAAGTCTTTCGCTCGGCCGTAAGGCGTTCGTCAATCGACGGTAAATCGCCTTCGGCCGGAGGAGTTGCGTCGGGGTCGATTCCCCAATGTGCAAGAAGGTCGGTCTTGTACTCCGCATCGTCACGTTTGTTGATCAAGATGGACGCGGTACGTCTTGAAAGCTCGGACTGAAATCCGGTCTTCGGCATGAAATCTTTCGCTACCGCTTCGGCCGTCAGCATACCGTCAGGGATCGGAACTTGGATCGTTACCGGCGTCTCTGATCCCTCGGGGGTATACGTATGATCAAAGGTTTCCATTTTACTACCTCACTCGGGAAAATAGCGCGGAGTGGAAAGCGCCTGTTTGGTCTCGCTCCGGAATGGAGCGGTAGTACGACATTGGAAGCTCGTTACAGAAAATCTAACGAGAACACGTATATGGGTCTAGGTGATTCGCGGGGGTTGTGCTTTCTCAGAAAATCTATTAACTTCCTTATGTAAGAAGTTAACCTCGGTAAAGGAAAACCAATGACAGCAAGAGCCGAAGCAATCAGATACGTAGCTGGAAGAATCGTTAGCCATTACGGAACGACCGATAATCTAAAACGGGCGATCCTCGAAATTCTCGGGTCTTCCTCAACGCCTTGCTGTGTAATGGATGTCGCAGATATGTTAGAAGAATCGCCAACACAATGGAGACGGTTCCTCGGAGACATAGAGCGTTACTGCCGGAGCATCGGACTCTAAGTCGCCGCGATGAGCGCACGAAGCCGAGAGTTGACCGCGTCGGTTGCTTGAAGATGGGAATCGACTCGATCACGCATACGAGACGACTCGGCGGCGGACATACGTCGACCAAAGCGGGCGTTAGCCCCGCCGCCACTACGAGCCGGTAACGGCTTCGGTTGTCCGGCTTGCTCGGCGGTACCCACGTTCGGTACGCGCTCGCATCTATCCCACGGATGCGGTGGCGAGGGGACGTCGGATACCGGATACACGCCCGGACCGAGACCATAAAAATCTGAGAACGCCAAAGCGTCACATTCGTCCGGGCCGGAAAGAGTCCCGCGGTCCGGCGCCAATCTCCACGCCACCGTGCGTACCATCGGGTCCAGGGCAAACGATTGCGCCTCGGCTTCGCCTCGCGTGTTATGTAGTTCTGAAAACGCAATCCGGGAGGAGTTGTGTACCATTTGCCTCGCTGAATCTGAGAACGTCCCCCGAAACGTACTTAGGTTAATTCCTTGTTCCTTGAGCAAGGGACCGAGGGCTTTATTAAATGGCTCAGCGCCCTTGACGTATGGTCGGAGACGGCGAGCCAGCTTGTCCGGGCCAATTCCCTCCGCTATCGCTCGTGTCACGATCTGATCGACGTCGTCTCCGGCCGCTCGTGCGTACTCAGGTATCAAGCTTCGCCAGGAGGTCGACGGATGCCCGAGACCCTCATAGGCACCGAGCATAGTTAGCGGCGGGTTACGTATGGCGCCGAGTAGCGCCGGATCTAGACCTTCCATCTTGGCAATCTTGATCGCGGTCTCCGACCATATTGCGTACACCTCCGCGAATGTCAACGCGCGACCTTGCTCGGTTATTTTCAAGATTGAAAACCCAAGGCGACGGGATGCCGTTTGCCCTACATTAAATGTAGACGTTCCAGCCTGAATACGGAGAATTTCCGACTGTGGTAAGTTTGCTACTTGTCGAGCGATAAGATCTGCGTACTCCTCAACCGCGCGACGAACAGCGAGGACGGCCGCTCGGCCTAGCGCCGCCGCCCGCCGCCGGGCTTGGAGTTGAGCCCGGCGGTAAGGCGCTCTACGGCTCTGTCTCCGACTAGCCATCGGTCGTAGGCTGGAAGAAAGACTCGCGATCTAGGGCCGCTTGCTCTTGTGACTGAGCAATATCGAAAGCCTTTTTCTCTAGGTGCTCCGAGAGCAAGATCTCAACGACCGCGCCTTCGTCGTCCACAATGGAAATTTTCTCCTCGGGCTCGACGTAACCTAAAGCCATCAAGTTACGCACAGTCATACGCGCCTTAATTTCCGCCGGGACCGTAAGCGTAGCGAGTAGACCGAGAGCATTGGTCAACGCTTGAGCGTCAACCGCGGCGGCGAGTTGACTAGGATCTGCATCGAGGCCGTCCATTTCGGCAATACGCCCGGCAACCTGTATCAATGCATTTCGTCCAACGGGCACGGGTGACGTCTCACCGAAGTAACGTACCCTAAGATTTTGTAGAAGGAGATCGATATCCAACGGTAGGAAATCTTCACTCCGCGCAACCCGCGCGCCGTACCACTTGCTCGGGTCGGTAAACTCTACCTGAGTAAGTCTCCATAGAGTCTGATTTTCGGCGTCGTCAAGAGCCGCCTTAAGAAGCTGAAGGAAAGCGGCCACACCGGAAGCTACGTCCTGTCGAACTTCCGTTGCGGTACGCTCTCGCGCCGAATCTCCGTATTCACGAAAACCGGTACGCCACAATTCGTCCCGCTTCTGTACCAAAACTTCTGACAAGATCTTCGCGGGCTCCGCTGACGGGAAGATGTATTGATGCGGTTGCGGGAAATCGGGGTGTTGCTGCAAGACGTTCGCTCCTTCAATAAGGGACTTAACGACAGCCTGGAAAAAATCGTCATCGCCCGTAACAACAAGCTTGGGAAAGTGGGCCACCGTAAGGAGGTGGTCACGGTGACTTTCCTTGTTGAAGATCGCATTAGCCTTACGGGCCAAAATATAGCCCACCATCCGAGTAATAGGAAGCTGGACTCGGAAAATTGGAAGTGCGGCCATACCGCTCGGGTCAATAAACTTGTGCGTACCGGTGGCGCCCGGGACTTCCGTAAACTGCCCTTTGGTATCAGACTCGACCTTTGTCCAACGTGTCCACTTTTGAAGATCGAACACCACCCATGATTCGCTTGTCTCAACTTTTTCTCGAAGAGACTTCCGGCCGTCAATCGGATCGATCATCTTCACCTCGATCAAACGGCCATCCTCTTCGATCCAGTTATCGACGAGGCGAGGATGAATCAGACGTATCCTCGCATGACCCGAGGCGCCGCCCTCAACAAGTATCCACATCGTACGAGAATGGATCAGAGCCGTAGCTAGCATCTTAAACACGGTCAGATATCCATTACCTCGCAGATCAGCATTTTGCCATAGTCGGCCGATCAAGGATTGATCATCATCGGGAGAACCAAAGGCTTTGGTCCATGTTCGCTTGGCCGCGCCCTCAACATTGAAGATCATACCGGCTAGGGAATCCACCAGAGCCGAGAAGTGTGGCGTATAGTCGGCGAGGCGTTGCCTCTCCTCGTAGGCTTCGTCACTCTCGCCTTGCGCACGACGGATTAGGTACGTACCGATTTTGGTCGTATCGAGAACGTCGGCGGTATAGTGGTCAAGAACATATCGCCACTTGGCGATATTCTGCGTCCATTCAGCGTGACGTTGATCAAGCCACGAATCCGAAGCGGGCTCCAATTCGCTCCTAAGTCTTACATTCAAATGCGACACGTTGAACCTCCTAAAGCGTAACTACCTCTCCGCCAACTGAAGCGACGGAATGGTATTGGCGAACGAAATTCCAATAGACTACGGCGTCCCCCTTATCGGGTGACCGGCCGAGTATCCCCTTAAAATCCTTTTTACTTTCTAGCGTAATCTTACCATTCTTGGGCTCCCATCTAGGAGCGCATAGATCCTGAAATAGCTCAACGTCGTCCGGTAGCTGTACCCGGCCATGTTGGAGATCTTCTCGGAGTATCCACCACATTTGCGAGCGCAGGTTAGCGAACGTCTCATGCATACCCTTGATACGGATCGGTGTCTTAGCGCCGCTCAACCCTTGGACTTGTACCCCGAGGCGTACCAATTCGTTAAAAGCGCCGACTCCTACACCAACGATATCGAGCCCACACCGACGCGCATCGATATACTTCCCTGCGGTGTAGATTGATCCTCGAAGTAGCGGAAGCACCCGCTCCCGCCCAAAGGCGTTGGCGTCCGGGCAACGATACGTCTTGACCCACAAGAGCCGGGCTCCTATCCCGAGTGCTAAGGCTCCTCGATCACCATTGTCTGAGTTCGCGACGTCGACCCCAAGACTATACGGATCTTCCTTTTCGTTCACCTCGACGATTCGCGTGGATGCCTCTCGACACCATACCCAAGAAATCAGGGAGTCTTTAGCCTCGGCCGGGGAAAGGCCCCGCGTCATAGATCGGTAGAGCCGCGCCTTTGGTCCATGCTTCTTGAGGCGGCGCCGTACTTGCTTGGTCGACGTCGCGCCCGCGATGATCTCCCTATCGGACACCACATTCGGGTGATCAAGCGACGATATACGTAAGTGTATAACTTCGTCCTCTTCGCAAAGTTGGTGGAGAGCGTCTTGTTGATGATCGGGGTTACCGAGGCCGAGCCGGATATTGTGCTCACCCGAGCACGTATTTTCAATCGCGGCCATTGTCGGAAGCGGCATACCGGTTGCCTCTTCGATGATAAAGAGCATATGCCCTTCATGGTGACCACGCATTCGCACCGACGATTCTTCATTTGCCTTGACTCCCGCCACT